GGGGTTTTGTTGACATCTTACGATCAACACAACGGGCATAATAACAATCCCCTTAAATTATGCTCGATAGATGCCCGGATGAGAGATCAAAAAGAAAACCCCTCCCTCGCCGAAGGCGATATATCTGGGGCGCGAAAATTAAGAGTTAAGACGTGTATGACTTTTAAGACGAGATATTATGCTAGTAGTTTTAAATCACGATGGGAACAATTTCGTAAATTTGTTATTCAATCTCGCGGACAAAAATGTGAACGATGTGGAGAAAGATTTGAAGTAAAAGATTTACATTTACATCATATATTTAAACGTAGTATTTTTCGAGAGTTTATTTTTGAAGTATTTAATGTAGTAATATGTTGTCAGTTATGTCATAATAAGCTAGAAAATTTTGAGCCAATTACTTGTAAGTTATTTTAATGCCTACTTCGACTACAGATATAACGACAGAACTTGATGGATTAGTAGAACAATTACAGCAAGAAAACTCGAAGAGTTGGGCAAATCATTGGATTATTATAGATCCTACGGGGTTAGCACCAAAGGTGGCAGATGTTATACATAGACTTAATGGTTTTGGTTCTCTTTATTATTTCTCTAAGATTATACTGCGTAAGCATCGCTTACGAGAGTATTTGCATAAAGACATCTGTGAGTTATTCGAATCTGAAAGATTAAAGGATATAATAGAGATACCGCGTGACCATTTCAAGTCTACGATCGGTAGTGAATCCGCTCCTATATGGTGGGCTTTGCCGTTTAATGATGAGGACGAAAAGCTCATGCGTGCCTTGGGATATGGAGATGAGTGGATTAAATGGATGCGTAGAGCGCATGACCAAGATACAAGGACATTACTTGTTTCAGAAAATAAAGAAAATATTGGTAAACTCGGAGTCAGAGTTGATAACCAATATCAAAATAATGATTTCTTCACTCGGTTATATTCCGAAATTAAACCGGATACCTCATGTAATTGGAGTGTTACAACTAAGACGCATAAGCGTAGTGGAAGAACCGCCGATGGAGAAGGAACTTACGATTACTTATCAGTTGGAACTGCATTACAGTCACGGCATTATAAACGAGCCATTGAAGATGATTTAGTAGGAAAAGAAGCATTAGAATCTGAAATAGTAATGAATGGTACAATCGACTACCATAAATTACTTGTTGGAGCTTTTGATTCTGATCCTAATGATCCTGAAGCAGATAACGACGAAGTTGTAATTGGTAATAGATGGAGTTACAAAGACCTTAATCATTGGATTCGTAAAAATGAGCCGTACTTTAGAATTACTAGTCACAGTGCTGTTGGCGGCTGTTGTGACAAACATCCTAGTGGGAAGATTATATTTCCTCATGAGTTTAGCTGGAAGAAACTCGATAGGTGGAAAGCAAGGCTTGGTACTTATTTTTTCAGTTGTCAATTTCTTAATAGCCCTGTTCCTCCTACTGACGCTAAATTTAAGGAGTCTTACTTAAATTATTTTCGATATCAAGCAGTAGATCCCTTGAAGGGGGATAAAAGAGTTCAGATAATCCATGAAGCTAAAAATGGACAGGTTATCAAAAATCTTTTTCCTTCTCATTTACAGCGGGTTCTTTTGCTTGATCCTAATCACGCTGGAACGGAAGGGCGTTCACGGCATGCTCTTGTTGTTCTTGGTTATACTTTGGAATTGCCTTTTCGCGTATATCTTTTGGATTTGTATGCAGACAATTCCAGTCATGCGGATTTGGTTAGTAAACTATTCCAGTTCGGTGAGAAGTGGAAGATTAAAGAACCGTGGCTTGAAACTATTGGAGCGCAAAAATGGCTCAAGTATCACTTAGAAGTCGCAAGTGAAACAAATAAGAAGGCTGGTAAGTGGACCTTTACTAAAATCAATGAATTCAAGAAAGATAATAGTAAGGATGCCAAAATTAATCGTATTGATGCTCTTGAGCCTATGTTTGCTCGTGGTGAGTTTTATTGTCTTCGCACAGGACACGAACAATTCATTTCCGAATACTTGGAGTACCCTTTTCATGCTACTCGTGATATTCTTGATGTTCTTGGTTACGGTGTTCAGACCTTCGATATGGACGCTATGAGTAGTAGAGAAATTTCAGAATTTCTTACGCAGCAGGCTAGACAATTTAAGCGGCGTAAAGTAGGTTCGCAAGGTTATTAAGTTTCCCCCCTCCTTATTCTATGGTAGGAATAAAAAAGGGGAGATGTTGATGAACACACTTAAAGCGTGGATTCCAATTATAATTACAGTTGGAACCGCAGCAGTAGCGGCTTTAACACCAACCGCCACCGCATTTTGGGGCGCTCATCCTACAGCAAGTATTATTCTTGCTGGAGTATGGGGAGTTGTTAAAGGGTTGATGCCGTCACCAATTAAAGGCTAAGATGAGTATAACAGGCGACCCATTTACTGCTATTGCAAATATATTCCTCGGGATATATGAGACTAAAAAAGTCCAGCAATGGGTTGTCTTGTTATTTCAGATGTTCTTTAGTGCTTTTAGTACTTTTCTCTTTGTCTGTGGTAGTTCTTTAGTAAGTACTAAATCTTGGTCCTTATCAATTGGTGCTGGCATGATTTCATCATCTCTAGTGCTAGTTGTACTATTTAGACGCTCTCCCCTAACTAAAGGGATGATGGCTGTCTTACCAATTGATGAGGCCAAGGTTGAAATTGCTACAGATGTTCAGATTATAGAAAAGAAATAATTATGCCTGTCTCACGACCCATTAAGGTTTCCTTTGGAGCCGACGAAGATATAGCTTTGCATCTCTTTGTAAAAGAGAACTTGCAAGCTATGATTAACGCTTATGATAAGTTTCATACCGAAAAAATTCCCGAATTTCGTCGTCTTTATAAGGGACAACCAGAACAAGAAACTCGTGATTGGCCTTGGCCGAATGCTTCTAATACAGTCATTCAGCTTATCGCTGAGAATGTTGATACTCTTAAGGCTCGTATCATAGGGACTATCTATGAGATTATGCCTTTATGGACTTCATCCTTAGTTGGTGATTGGCCAGAAAATGAAGAAGGTGGAGCACAAAGAACTGCGTTTGAATTATTTATGAATTTAATGGGGATGGAGCCTTCGGAGCTTGATCTCTATAGAGTTGAAAGCCTCGCAGCCAATGATATGATCCAGTTTGGATCAGTCCTTATTAAACAGCCTTGGGAAACAGAAATCGAGAAGAAGGTTACCGGACCAGCAATTGAAAATAGTGGAGTTCCTGCTACAACAGAACTCATTAAATATGATGGGCCAAGGCCCGAGAAGATACCAATCGAAGATTGGGGCGCCACTGCAAGTGCGCCGACTTGGGAAAAAGCACAATTCAAATATCATAAATACACTCTCACTAAGCAACAAATCCTTGAAAAAATCCACCTAGGCTTATTCGAACTTTCTGAAGAAAATAAAGAAAAACTTCTTAAATCTCCAGATCGCTACGGCGCTTCTAACGAACGTCAACAAAAAGAACAACTTCAAAATGTAGAAGCCCAACATGCTAATATTTTAGCAGAATGGGATATCTACGAGTGTTGGTTCTATTATTGGCATAACGATGCTAAGTGGAAAATTATCTTCCTTTATCATAAGAGTAGTGATATTAAGTGCAACGCTATTTTTAATTTTTATCCAGATAACGAAGAACCTTTTGAGTTCGGAAGGCTTGGTTATACTGACGACGGTCTGCTTGGTTATGGTTTCGCTGAGATGCTTAAGTATTACCAAGAAGAAGTCACCACAGGGCATAATCAGAGAAATGATAATCGGACACTTGGTAATACTAGTGTTGCTACTGTTGGCCGTAATAACAAAATAGACGCTAACCTTAGTGTTTATCCAATGGCAGTCTTGCCAATACCTACTGAAGAGTTTGGTCTTCACCAACTTGGTGTAGCCTATCCTAGTTCTGTTCAAGAAGAAACTTTAACTATAGAACTTGCCAAAGCAAGAGCTGGCGTAGACAGTGGTATGTCTGCGATGGGTGGAGATGTTACTAATAAAAAAGGCCAGCTTTCAGCTATGGGTACTTTTAGTGTCTTGCAATCTGGTAATCGTAGAGTTAATGTTAATATTACCGATTTCAGATATATGCACCTTAAACTCGGCCGTAAAGCGGCAAAACAGTATGCAGAGTTTGGTGTAGGAGATAGATTAAAATATTTCGGAGAACAAGCAAAGTATCTTAAAAAAGCATTAGAGAATATACGTCAAGGTCGGATAGATCTACCAATAAGAGCAGCGAATGCAAGCATTAATAAAGAACTTGAAAAGCAGAATGATATGTTGCTTGTGCAAGTAATGCAACGTCACCATGCGACTATCGCGCAGATTCTTCAAGGTCTTGGAAATCCACAAATGCCTGCGGAATTAAAGACATTTCTTATTGGTGTAATCGCCGCCTCTGGCGAGTTAATGTCTCGTATTTTAAGAAACTTTGGACATGACGATATCTCCAGATTACAACCGGAGTTAAATGTAGTTAAAATGTTAACAAAAGGAGCCAATGAAAATGCCAGCAACAGACCCAATGAAACTGAACAGAGCACATCAACTGCGTTCCCAGTTAGAAGCAATGAACAATCGGGAGCAGTTCCAACCATTCAAGGAACTTTACAGCCACAAAACGGCAATCGTTAATTGGATGTTAGATGATGCTGCTACGCATTACACAAAATTCTTGGAAGATTTGACAGCACTTTATTTGACTGAGCTTGCTAATAATTATCTGAATGATAAACGTGAAGATGTTTCGGATGTTATTAGAGGTCGGCTCTTTGAACTTAAAGAGATTCTTGGGATACCAGAACAGCTTAAAGCAATTGACAAAATTAAAGCAGAGCTTGCACAGTTAGAGGCAGAAGGTTATACAAAGTCCAACATGCCTAAAGTTGCCAAGCCTGAAAATCAGCCAGTAGGAGTAAACTAATATGTGTGCATGGGGAAAAGTAACACCAGAAGAACTTAAAGAAGCTGGTTTAGACCCTGATAGGATTAAAAATCTTGAAGGCAAACTAGACGGCGTTGCTTCTAAAGAAGAACTTAAAACTGTGACAGACACTCTTGCAAGTATTAAAGATAGTCTTGCTACATTATCATCGCGTACTCAGCTTGATTCTACAGAACGGCAGAATACTGATGGCAACAATAACAATGGCGGAAATAATAATCGTCAAACTGAGCCTCCTCCTGATCCTTTTAATATTGATCCAGTCTCTTTTATGGAAGATCCTTCTGGTAATATTAAGAAGATTGTACAAGCTTCCATTGCAGGAACTCAACTACATACGCTTGGCGTAGCCGCTGATATGGCGTATCAGAATGCAAAAAATACGCTTCCTCATTTTGCTCTTTTTGAAGAAGAGATTAAAAAAGAGTGGGATAAATACCAGATCGTGCAAAAAGGTAAACCTAACGAGTTAATTGAGAATATCTATTATCTCGTTAAAGGTCGTCACGCAGACGAAATTGCTACTGATACTGCCAAAAGAGAAGGTAAATATAATATCATTCAGGCTGGAGGAACTACCGTTATTCGTAAAGACAGTAATACTCAAGGAAAGCCTGAAGATAATTTAACTCCACAAGAGTTACAAATTGCTGCGAAATGGGGAATGACTCCTGAAGATTATGCAAAGTCGAAAGGTGGATTGAAGTATGTCTAAGTCTCTTGATGATATCGCTAAGAACATAAAGAGTACTTCTAATCCTGCCGCTATTGATAGCGATCTAGCTAACGCTAGCGATCTTGCTAAGGAGAAACTTGCAGAACCTTCGCAAACGTCACCTAACTTGACACAACAAGTTATTGATCGTTTGGATAAGATGACTCCAAAGGGTAACACAACTAAGGATGTACTTGGCGAAGCTAAAACTCCTTTTCAACCTGATGTTCGTGTAACTACGAATAAAGCAGGATTCTCTAGTCAGCAAACAACTGATCATCTTAATCCAGATGTTCAGATTACTCCTCCGCCGTCTTCACAAGATCAGAATGCTCCAAGAGCGCGTAGCGCTACTAGAGTAGACTTGGCTAATTTGACAGAAGCAGATATTCTTGATCTGCCTTTCATTGATGCTAAATCTTTCGATATTCCTGCGATGTTACAAGTAAAACCGAAAGATCCATCTATCCGCTTTCGTTGGGTTAATTATAAAAACTACGAAGGCGGTAACTATGCAATGTTCAAAGCTATTGGATTTAGCAACGCAGTTGCTGAAGATATTTCTGGTGGATTTAGTGAGCATCTTCTTAAGGAAGATGGAACCATTAAATGGTTTGACGTTGTGCTTATGAAGGTGAATGTTATTCATCTTATGGGTATATTAAAGAAAAATATCATTCGCTCTCTTGAGATGGTTGGACGGTGGCAGCCTAATGCTATTGCACAAGCAAAAAGAACTCTAGCCAACGAAGTTGGCGCAGATGTTTTGGAAGCAATGCGTAAAGCAGGGCACACTGTAGAATTTTATGCACCGTCAACAGGAGAGATGGCAGCACAAGATAAAGAGTTTGCCGAAGGTCGCTAACGCGATTTTTAAGTGTTGTAAAATAATCCGAAGGAGGAAAACTAATGGCTGCATTTTTAGCACATCATGCCCCTATTACAGTTGTACAAACCATCAGTGGTAACACTGATAATACTAGAGCAATTAACGAAAAAAATGGACAAACTTTTCTTGCAGGTACTCCAGTTGCTGTTGATGGAACTGGAAATATTATCGCTTGGGCAGGAACAGGTGGTGGCGTAGCTGCTGTAATTGCTGGTGTTGCTATGGAAGATGCGCACAATTTAGCATCTTCAGGAGCTGGCGCGCCAAGTGGTTTTGTAGGCGTAGGTTTTCCAGGAACAGGAACTACGTTTGGTTCAGTACCAAACGAAAGTTTAGCTGTTAATATTCCCCGTGGTGCTCCTTTTGTAACTGGTCAGATTGAATTTAACACTGCTATTGATGATACTATCTTCGAAGCAATGTTTGATAATTCTGCTCTTGGAACCTCAGTAGGAGCAACTCCAACACAAGCTATGCTTAATACTCAATTCGGCCTTACGGCTGACTTGACGGCTCCTATTTATTGGTATGTAGATGGAGCTAAGGTTACCGCAGGTACTAATACTGTGGTTGAGCTAGTCGAGATTTCACCAATTGACGGTCTTATTCCTAACGCGAGAGTACGTTTTAAGTTCCTACGTTCTGCATCGCAATATTCATAATTCTTAACTAACCAAAAAGGAGCCTTGTTTTACTTTGTTGTTCGTTATATAAATCAAGGAGACTTAATATTTTATGACTATGGTTCGCGGCCAGTATGCACAATTAATGGCGCCTGGCATACATAAGCTCTTTAACCAATGGTTAGAGACTTATCAACGGGACCTAGAATATCCTGCTGTATTTAACGTCGAGAATATTACTACTGCTTATGCAGACGACGTAGAATTTGCAGGAACTGGCCCGATGCCATATAAACCTGAAAATACACCTGTTAATTACACACAGGTTATTCAAGGTGGTACCTTACGTTATATTCCTCTAACCTACGCTCTTGCTGCTCGCGCTTCTTTTGAGCTTTATGAAGACGATCAATATGGCGTAATTAAGAGATCGGA